CAATCATGACGCCGTTGCGCTTCAGAGCAACGCGGACGGCGGTCGAGTAGTTGTTGAGGGTATCTTCCGAACCGTAAAGCGCGGTCGAACCAGTGACACCAGCGCCAGTCAGGTTTGCGAAATACGGGAAGTGAATGTATTCACCAGCGTTCTTTACAAGGTCCTTGTTGACACGGATAATCGAGTTGTCGGCAGTGCCCATGTAGGGCATGAACCCGCTATTGCGAGTGTATTCGGTCTGATACTTAGTGCTCCATTCCTGACGGACGGAGGGTGATGCAAGCTGAAAAGTAGCCATCGGTTTTTACCTTTTATTATCGATGGCATCGAAGAAGTCTTGGAAACCTGTATTCTTTCGTTCTCCCTTTGAGGGTGCTGATACGATTGAGCGGGGTTGAACACTTTTCGGTGCCGGGGTTGGGATTTCAGCCGCAACGGGCTGAGTAAGACCCAATTCGAGCGCACGGCGGCGGACATATTCGTCCGGGTCCGCCTCTATTGCGTGAACTGCGTCGTGGCGTTTCTTCAAGGCGATACAGAACTCAGCGGGGTTGGATGCTGCGAGCACCCTTTCCGTGAGCGTCGGATCGGACTTTTCCTGTTCCGCGATAAAAGTGGCGACTTCTGCTACGAACTCTTGTCCGTAAGTCTCCACTGCCTGAGCACGACTGCGTTCCAAGTTCTCCCAGCGAAAGATTTGCCTCGCTTCTTCAAGAACATGCTGGCGAAAGCCCATCGGGTCTTCGATGGGGTCTGGCACCATTGACCGCCTTTCGGCGACCGCTGCTGCCTCCTGTTGGCGCTGGAGTTCCGCCAACTGTTCGCGGTAAGCTCTTGCTTTTTCGCGTTCTTCAATCAGTGCTGCGAGAGGGACAAAGTTGTCTTTCTGTGTCGGGGTTTCGGCAGGTGCCTCAGCTTCCGTCACAGTCTCGGTAACTTCACCGGGAGTTTCTTCGACCGTCTCAGCCGCTTCCTGAGCGACTTCCTCAATCTCTTCTATTTCCGGTGCTTCAACTTCGTATTCAGGTTTATCGTCAAAACCGAAAAGGTCTTCCTTATCCATATGCTCCTTGCAGTCAGCTACGCGTGACTTGTTCGCGAAACGCCCGAGTGACAGTCGGCGGCACTGAATTGACTACGGGCCAATCATCCGAGCGCCCATTTGGGATGGCGGCTCCCGTGCGTTTATTTATTCAGAAAGCCGGTGGAGCCGGGTTTTGACCAATGATGTGGTTGACCATGGCGGCGTGAGTTGCGCGCTCCATGGTTTTGCCAAAGGTTTCGGCAGTGGTTGCCTGCGCCTGCGCATGGTCTTTCGAAGCTCGCGCTTGAGCGAGATCGATGTTGGCCTTCTTCTCCTCCATGCCGAGTATGAGGGCTTGCTGCTGGACCGGATCGGGACCTTGATTGGTCTGCTGCGCCTCTGCGGCAGCGGCCTTGATCCGCTCCAAGGTCTCCCGCTTGTTGGGCAGCGAAGAGATTTCCAGCATCGCCGCGAATTCGGGAGAGAACGGCGACATCCGCATGGATGAGGCGTAATCGACCAGCTTCTCGAACACTTCCTGTTCCAGCGTGAGCGGGTCCGGGACAGTCGAGAGAATGATGTCCATGTCGAGTTCGGAGAGGCGATTTTTAATGCCTACGACGCCCTGTCCGAGCACGGTGGCAGGCTGTCCGGTCGTGGGATCGACCAAGGGCTGACCAGTCTCAGGGTGAGGCACCGGACGGGCCACAGTCCCGTAGACGGGCTCGTTGACCTGCATGAATTCCATCGTCCGGGGATCGTCCGTGATGCGTATCCACATCGGTTCGTTGAGGAAGGATTTGGCGCTCGCCCAGAGCGTTCTGTAAATCCTCAGCTCAAAGTCTTCGAAGCGGGCGAACTGCCGGGCAAGTTCGGTCATACCGGCCTGCTGGAGCATCATACGGGCGCGGCCCGATTCATTGGCTCCGCCACCACGGCCAAGCACCGCTGGGGAGGGAGCCATGCGCTCAAGATCGGAAACTGACTGTTGGTAAATCAGCATTTGGCCTTGGGCCAAATCCTGCGTTTGGATCACCTCGTAACCGTAAGGAATGACACCATCGGCGCGGGCCGCTTCCTTGACCGCAATAGAGCGGTTGGCCGCCGGGGCGTTGAGTTGCGTCTGCTGAACCTGACGGTGGTTGGTGAGGTGGAGGAGGCGCGAGCGACGAGAGTTAACCTCGTCCTGCTGCGGGATCATGTTGCGGACGGGGCCGTAACGATCCCCGCTACGATCCACTTCAAAGCTTGCCGCGAGAACCGGGCACATCGAGCAACCGCAATCGTCGGTGAACAGGGACGCGCCCTGAAACAGGATTTCTCCCACGGTGAACATCGCCCGGTGCCACTCGTGGCCAACACGGTAGTAGAGGTCGATTACGCGGACCAAGCGGCGGTCATTGGAGCCCCAGAACTTCGCCTTGGACTTGTCGTCGCTGAACGACATGAACTCTTCAGTGGGAGCGCCGCTTCCGGTGTAGGTGTCGGGGAAGAGAGCCTTGACATCGTCCCGGTCCATGAGCTTGCCCACGCCGAGGAATGAAGCGTCTGCGAAGTCATGTTCGCGGCTCAGCGGATCGTAGATGAACTCGTCCCAACGAACCCGGTTGAGGGTGACATCCTTGCCGTCCCAATCCACGATTGCGGCGGCGATACCCTCAATGAAGAAGGTCTCAGAGCACCGCTGTTTGACCTGCTTGAGACGGGATTTTTCGGCCAGATAACGGAGGACTTTCGTCGCAACATCGGCGGCGTCACGATCCTTGAAAGTTCGCGGAAAAGCCTCCGGAGCGGTCTCGTTGGTATCGAGGAGGCCGAGCATTCCGTTGATCGCCGGGGCGATCTTGTTGGTATGGATCGCGGGCTGGCCGCGCTTGTCCAACTCAGCCTTAACAGAATCGCTTAGCTGATAGCCGTCATAGTAATCCCGATCCTTGGCGGCACGAAGGTTGTTAGCCTGAGTGAGAGTGCGGAACTGCTCCACCATGCGCTTGAGTTCGGCATGGTCCTTGGGAGCCTTGTATTCCTCAACAATATTTGTTTCGTTCATGGGGCTATTTATGAAAGCCCGCACTTGTGACGGTTCAACTCCAACAGTTGTCGCTGCTTGACCAGTCAGTTACGCCGTAAGCGTCCTCCAGAACCGGAGTGTCCGAGACCGGGGCGACGAACGAACCGTGAGCGCCGGAAATCACGCGCGGGAGAGCCCCGTCCGCGTCAACTTGGTCGTCATGGCGGCCAACCGGGAACTTCAGATATTCGAGCAAAGCTTCATCGCCGACATCACCGGCGGGAAGGTGGATGAGACCCATCGCGGCCATGCTCTGGAAGCTCTGTGCCTTACCGACCTTGTCGCCCGAACCCTTGGTCGGAAGGGTCTCGATGTGGCAGAAAGTGTCCGTCTCCAGCATCGCCGTTTCGACAAAGCTCTTGATCGACGCCCATGTGTTATCCGCCTCTGCGAACCACACCAAGGGTTTCCATTTCCGGATCAGGGGAAGGGCTCCGGTAGCTCGGAGCGATTGCCTGCCAGCGCTGTCGAGAGTGACGCCCACGGCGACATCCATCAGGCACTTTTCGCGAAAGGAATCGACCAGCCAAAGGTGCCGGTTATGGTCCACGCCCCAGATGCGAAACACATTGTAGTCACCGCGTCCGGACGGTGCATGATCGCTGGTCATGTAGTAGTGCATATGCTCGGGAGCATCGTCGGGGCGGTAACGGTCGAACCATTCCCGCTTGAAGAAGCCATCGGTGACCGGGACCGGGTTTTGCTGATACTGGCCCGACCATCCGAACGGCCCCAAGCTCGCGTATGTCTTGGCGACAAAGTCCGGGGTGAAGTGCTGCGGGAACATATTCTCGCCGGGCTGGCGAGTGTCCTTCCACCCCAACGGTGTCGCGGGACGATCCTCACCGTCAGCGAGCAACGGGATGCAAAGGTGGGTGTAGCCGAGTTCGGGGCGCTCCAAGATCGCTCCAGCGACATCGTCCATGTGAAGCCGCTGCATGATGACAATGATGGCATCGTTTTCGGGATCGTTGACGCGCGATGGGATCGCTTCAAGGAAGGTTTCGACGGCGGCCTTGCGCTTCACTTCTGACTGAGCGGCATCGCGGGCGTGCGGGTCATCGATGATGACGATGTTGCCGCGCGATCCGGTCATTGAGGTGAGAGCGGAGGCTTCACGAGCGCCGCCCTTGGTGTTTTCGAACGCGAGCTTGGCGTTCTGATCTTTGCGGAGCGCTGTTGGCCAAAACCGCTGATACCAAGGGCTCTCGATCAGTCGGCGGGTCTTGCTGCTGTCACGAATCGCGAGAGCGTGCTTGTGAGAGGCGGAAATGATCCGCTTTTCCGGACTGTGGGTCCAAATCCATGCCGGGAGGAGCACATCCGCGATTGTGCTCTTGGCAGTTCCGGGGGGAACATTGATCAACAGGCGCTTTATCTCGCCTTCTGCGACCGCCTGAAGGTGGTCACAGATGACTTCGACATGCCAGTTGTCGAGAAACGGCTTGGTGTCGATGTATTGCCACGCTTCTTTGACAAACTCATAGAAACTCCGGGTGTAGATTTCCCGCTCGATGGCATGGAGTTCGCGAGCCACGAGACTTGTGGGCTGAGACTTGCGGGCCATCAGCTACCGGTCTTTTTGGCCTTCAGAATCTCCCTCAGAGCCTCAGTGGAGAGCTTCGTCGCGTCGAATTCGCCATCATCGGCATCGGTGTTACGAACCATGACGGAAGTGTGCGGCTTGCCGAAGGCACGATCATTGTATTCCTTGATCGCGGACACTCTGGCGGAGGTCGAAGCTTCCGTGTCGCAGATGATCGTGAAGAGTTCGGCGAAAACGCGCGGTGCATTCGTCACGAAAAGCTGATCGACGGGGATTTCCTCGCCAGTTGTGGGATCGGTGTATTTGAGCGGGCGCAGACGCTTCTTTCCGGACGGATTTCCGCTCTTTCCCTTCTCGAATTGGCCCTTTTTGGTGCGCCCCGTGATGGGGACGACCTTGTCATTATCGTCATTCATGCCGCTATTTAGGCAGCGAGACTAATATCCTGAGCAAGTGGAGGCGTCATGGGCGTATTCGATAAATACCCGCATGACGCAATACAACTTCCCGCAGTATAACAATGTGGTCTCCAACTTCGAGACTCTCGCCGACCTTCGCGCTTTTTCCATTAACGACATCACTGACGGGATGGCCGCTCTTGTAGCCGGGCAGACTACGCCGTGGGACGGAAAGGGCGGTG